GGAGCACAACTCCGCGACCGGCAAACGCCGACTTTTCAGGTTCGCCGGGACTATGATGTGTTTACCCGCAAGCCCAAGAAAGCCAAGGGCAAGGGCTGGGCCACCTTCCTGTCCCGCTAATGTGCGTTGCGGGGCTGTCCGCAACAGGCATTTGTGGCAGGCATGGATGAGTTGCGGGACACCACGCCTGAGCATCTTGATGCAATTTCCAAGAATGCGCGCAAGGCCGACGTTTTTGAGTGCTATTTCATAAATGGCGAGCCGTTTATCGACACGCTGAAAGACGCGCTGCGCGTGTCAAGGCGCACGACAACCTGGCTCCATAACGGAACGCCAGCTGCTGTTTACGGCGTTTCCTCGATTGATCGTGATCGCGGTGTGCCGTGGCTCCTCGGCTCCAAGCTTATGGACTCCTTTCTGGAGCCGGGGAGCATTCGTAACCAGAGCCGGTTCATGAAGCAGTCCCGTTGGGTGCTGGGGGGCTGGCAGGAAATGTACCGGCATCTTGAAAACTATGTCTGGCAGGAAAACTCCAAAGCCGTTGCGTGGCTGCGTGCGCTTGGCTTCGAGGTTCATGACCCCCGGCCTTTCGGCAAGTTTCGTGAGCCTTTTCACAAATTCACATGGAGCGAATGATGTGCCTTCCCTCACCGCCTAAACCGTCGGGCCCCAGTGCCGAACAGATTGCCCGCCAGGAAGCCATACAGAAAGCGCAGCTCGAGGACATCGAGCGCAAGGAATCCGAGCTGAAGGCGGAGGAAGAGCGTCGTGGAAAGCGTCTTGAGAACGCGCGTCTGGGCTATGCCTCGCTGTTTACCAGCGGTGCAGGCGGCGGCGGCTTTGTCGATGAAGACGCAGAAAAACGCAAAACGCTTGGTGGCTGACGTTTATGGTTGTTGAAGCTCCACAATATCCCACCCCGTCCGGTGATCCTGCCGAGTTCTACATGCGGCGTTTCGAGCGTGCGCGTGCCATCCGCGAGAACTGGGTGTCCCTGTTCGAGGACTGCTACACCTATACGTTGCCTGCGCGTGAGAGCTTCTACATGGAAAGCGGCGGCAGCGATCGTACGGATCACATATTTGATGAAACTGCGGTTGTCGGCGTGCAGGAGTTTGCCTCGCGTCTGCAATCCGGGCTTGTGCCGACCTTTGCACGCTGGGCGGATCTCAAGGCAGGACAGGAAATTCCGGACAGGGCGCGTGAGGAAATCGACCGCAAGCTGTCCGAAGTCACCGAGTATATCTTCGAGATCCTGCAGAACTCCAATTTCAACCAGGAAGTTCATGAGAGCTTTATGGACCTGGCGGTCGGTACAGGCTGCCTGCTGGTCGAGGAAGGCGATGTAAACCACCCGATCCGGTTCAATGCGGTGCCCCTGCCCCATATCTATCTTGAGGCGGGGCCCGACGACCAGATCGAGGGCGTGTATCGCACACGCCGGATGCGGCATGAGGACATACAGCGCATGTGGCCCGGTGCGGAAATGCCTGCGTCCATGCAGGCCCGTATCATGGCAAACAGCAATCAGCTGTGTAACCTCATTGAATGCACCGTGCGCAATACCGAGCGGCCCAACGAGGTTGCCTACGATTATCTTGTGATCTCGAAAGACGACAAGGCGATCATTTACCGCGAGGAGTTCAAGGGAACCGGCTCGTCGCCGTGGGTGGTTTTCCGCTGGTCCAAGGCCAGTGGCGAGATTTACGGTCGCGGCCCCGTGCTAAACGCACTTCCTGCGATCAAGACCACAAACCTGACCGTTGAGCTGATCCTTGAAAACGCCCAGCTTGCAATCTCGGGTATCTGGCAAGTTGATGACGACGGCACGGTCAATGCGGACACAATCAATCTGGTCCCCGGTACGGTTGTTCCACGGGCGCCCGGTTCTGCAGGCCTGACACCCATAGCCCCGCCAGGGCGTTTTGACGTTGCCCAGCTCATCCTCGATGACATGCGGCTCAACATTCGCCGTGCGCTTTACAACGAGATGCTGGGTGACCCGAACAAGACGCCCATGACAGCAACGGAAGTTGCGGAACGTATGGCGGACCTGTCGCGTCAGATCGGCAGTGCGTTTGGCCGCCTACAGGCAGAGCTGGTCCAGCCCCTGTTACAGCGCGTGATTTTCCTGCTGAAAAAGCGTGGCCTGATCGAGATCCCGCAGATTAATGGCCGTGAGATGCGGATCGCCGCAACCTCACCGCTTGCCCGCTCGCAGAAGCTGCAAGATGTCACGACAGTTGATCGCTTTGTGGAGCTGGTGGGTGCCCGCTTTGGCCCGCAAGCCCTGTCGCTTGCCGTCAAGCCCGAGGCTGCAGCGCAATACATGGCTGAACGACTGGGTGTGCCGCCTGAAATCCTGCGCACAGAGGTCGAGCGCCAGCAGATTGTCCAGTACATGCAGCAGGCCGCTGCGAGCGCACAGCAGCAACAGATGCAACAGGCTCCGGCTGATGCCGCCGACTAAACGCCCGCCCAGTGCGGATGGTGTTCTGCGTAGTGCAGACGCTGAACGGGATCTCAATTCGCTGTTTGCCGCCGTGTTTGACGGCTCCAACGGCGACAAGGCGCTTTCCTATCTACGAAGTATTTCCATCGAACAGGTATGTGGGCCAGAGGCGGTATCAGAGCGCCTGCTGCACCTTGAGGGGATGCGCTATCTGGCAGCAATCATTGAAAACCGTGTGAAAAGGGGTCGCGAACATGAGTGACGAACAAGCCAGTGCGGCAAGTGAGGGAAGTGAAGGGGCAAACGTTTCTGGTGAGCCGACCGGGGCCGAACGTCCCGAAGGTGTACCGGAAAAATTTTGGGATTCTGAAAATGCTCAAATCGATTCAGGACGGCTTTTGCAGTCTTACAAGGAGCTTGAAAGCTATAACGGTAAACGTATGGAGGAGCTGCGTGCCTCTGTCGCTGAGGAATATGTGCAGACGCGCATGGCGGATCGTCCGTCCAGTATGGATGATTACGAGGTGCGTGGTGATGGTCCCGTGGCTGACGCTCTGGAGAATGTTGACGCTGACGACCCGCTGCTTGGCTGGTGGCGTGAAACGGCTTTTGAAGCGGGGCTAAGCCAGAGCCAGTTTGAGGCCGGTCTGAGCGCCTATGTTTCACGGCGGATGGCGGAAATGCCCAATCCGGTCGAGGAAATGGCCGAGCTTGGCGACAATGCGCGTGTGCGTGTAGACGCCGTTGAAGTCTGGTCGCGACAGAATTTGCCAGCCGAGCTCTACCCGATGGTAGCGCAGATGTGCGGAACGGCTAATGGCGTCAAGGTCATGGAGCAGCTGATCGATCGCACAACGCCGGTCAATATGGCAGCGGTTACGGGCTCGATTGCCGAGCAGGCCCCGACCAAGGGCGACATTCGCGACATGATGAATGATCCCCGTTACTGGGATCCGAACGAGCGCGACAAGTATGTGAAAGAGGTTGAGCGGCTTGTGAGCCGAGTGCGCTGATATGACGGCGTGCCTTGTTTTCTGGGAGCCTGTGGTCCCTCCTGCCCTGGCTTCTTAAACTTGCGCATTCAATGTGCGTTGCGCGGTTTTGTGCCGCGCTTTCTTTTTGCGGGTAGGCCCCGTTACGAATTTTGCCTGGCCCTCGGATAACCTTGCAAGCCAAGACGGGATAACCGGCTGACACCAACTTCTAACTTGTGAGGTAAAAATGGCACTCGACATTTCCGATGCCTTTATCACGCAGTTTGAGTCAGAGGTGCATGTCGCGTATCAGCGTATGGGCTCCAAGCTCCGTCCGTTGGGCCGCAACATCACCGGCGTCACCGGCTCGACTGCGCGGTTCCAGAAAGTGGGAACCGGCACAGCGGTAACGAAGGCACGAAACGCCGACGTTGCGGCTATGAATCTGACGCACTCGTCCGTTGATGTAACGCTGTCCGACTACTACGCAGCCGATTACATCGACCGTCTCGACGAGCTCAAGACCAACATCGATGAGCGACAGGTTGTTGCGCTCAACGCTGCTGCTGCTCTTGGCCGCAAGACGGATGAGCTGATCACCACCGCGCTCGACGGTACGTCGAACACGACGGCGCATGGCTCTGCGGGCATAAACACCACGAAAATCTTCGGGGTGTTTGAAAGCATGGGTGAGAACGACGTTCCTGATGACGGTCAGCGTTATTGGGTCGTGGCACCTGACCAATGGACTGAACTGCTGGCAATCACGGCTTTTGCTGACGCGGACTTTATTGGCTCCGACGACCTTCCCTACAAGGGCGGTATGACGGCCAAGCGTTGGCTGGGTTATGTCTGGATGGTTCATTCCGGCCTGCCCGACGACGGGTCCAGTAACCGTAAGACCTTCTGCTGGCACAAGTCCGGTATCGGCGTTGCGACCGGTGCGGACATCGCCACGGAAGTAAATTACGTGCCGGAAAAAGTCTCTAACCTTGTTACTTCAATGCTCTCGCAGGGTGCCGTCCTAATCGACGACAATGCGGTCTTTGAAGTGCAGTGCTCGGAATAGGAGGGAATAATGGCTCTTTCTTCTAGCGATCTGCACAAGGTCGGCGGCGGCAACAAGCAGCTCTTCCTATATGAGTCTGCCGATGCTGTCGGGACTATTGCCGGAAGCGGTTACTTCAATGACGTAACCAACCAGCTCAACCAGGATGATGTGATCATCGCGGTTGGCGCAACCGGCGGTACACGCACCGTGGACGTTCTCGTTGTTACGAGCGCGTCGGGTGCGGCGACTGTTACTTGCACTAACGGTACTTAACGGGAGAGGGAGGGGGAAACCCCTCCCTTGACCTCTTGGCGACACCGACAGCTCCTACTTCAAATATCGACATCTGCGCCCGGGCCCTTGTGCTCGTCGGCGCAAACCCGATTACGTCCTTCGAGGACGGAACCACCGAGGCAATGATTACCTCGAACCTGTACGAAGATATCGTGCGGGCTGACCTCAGCTCATGCCGCTGGCGGTTTGCCGTCAAGCAGGCCGTGTTAAACCGGCTGGTTGATGCGCCGACGGGGCGCTGGGATGCAGCTTACCAGCTGCCATCCGATCTCCTGATCGTGAATGCGGTCACGATTGCCGACAAGGCAGTCGATTACGACGTTTACGGCGACAACATCTACGTTGATGCAGGCGAGGATGAAACGCTTGTTATCGACTACACCTACCGCGCCGAGGAGTCTGACTGGCCCCCGCATTTTGTTTTGCTGGTCGAGTACCACATGGCGAGCATTCTGGCGGCCTCACTGGCGCGTGATGCCGGTCTCGCAGACCTTATGAACAGCCAGTACAGCATCCAGAATTTGCGAGCGCGCAATATCGACGCCCAGCAGCAGACAACGCGCAGGCTGACCGTCAACAGATTCCTCGAGGGTACTGGCCGGAGATCAACACGCGGTTCAAGGCGAGCACGCTAATGCCGACCTACCGCCTTGAAAAAACAAACTTTCAAGCTGGCGAACTGGACCCGAACTTTCATTCGCGTTCCGATCTGAAGCTGTATGACGAGGGCGCAAAACAGGTTCAAAACTTCTACCTGATGCTGACCGGGGGCGTTATGCGCCGTCCCGGCACGACCTATCTTGCCAACCTTGGCGCAGCATCACGTATCGAGCCGTTTCTGTTTTCCGGCGATGAGCGTCATATCGTGGCGTTTCAGGCGAGCGGAGCGAAGATCTACGGCATTGACGGCACCTTGCAGGCAACCCTGACCGGTGCGCCGTGGGGTGCGGACGACCTGTTCGAGCTCAACATTACCCAGGCCGGTGATGTAATGATTGTTGCGCATCGCGACTATCAGCCGACCCAGATCACCCGCACCGGGGCAACCAGCTTTACACGCGCAGACTATGCCTTCGAGGGCGACAGCAGTACGACCCACAAGCGCCCGTTCTTCAAATATGCCGACGCCGCTGTAACCCTGACCCCTTCAGGTACGAGCGGCTCGATTACGCTGACGGCAAGCGCAGACACCTGGGAAACATCGCATAACGGGACAATTCTCGAATACACAGACACCGCCGGGACCGTGCGGCAAATGGAGCTGGGCACCCGCGTTTCGGCTACCGTCATAAATGCCACGGTCCTGTATTCCGCAACATTGCCCAACACCACAGCGGTCAAGACATGGCGTGAGCAAATGTATTCGGCTGTTCGCGGCTGGCCGGGTGCGGTTGAATTCCACGACAACCGACTATGGTTTGGCGGTAACAGCCAGCGTCCCGGTGGCCTTGTCGGCTCGCAGTCCGGCGCTTTTTACAACTTCGAGCTCGATGATGGTGACGATGATGAGGGTATCGACATCACGATTGCCGGCTCGAGCGTCAACGAAATCCGCCATCTTGTCTCCACACGGCGGCTTGAGATCCTGACCGACACGGGCGAGTTCTACATTTCAGACAGTGATGTGCGGGCGATTACGCCGGGCAATGTTTCCGTGCGTCGCCAGACAACCTTTGGATCGAGCCGCACGCCGCCAGTGTTTTTTGATGGGCAAACGGTGTTTGTGCAGCGTTCCGGGCAAAACTTGCGTGCCTATGCCTACGACTTTGTGCGCGACACCTATGCTTCTGACCTGTTGAGCGTAAAGGCGTCCCATTTGGTGCTGTCACCTCGTCAGATTGCCAGCACTTTCGGCTCTGACACACGCCCTGAACAATACCTGTTGTTTGTAAACAGCAACGGCACGCTGACCTACATGCACTCAATCCGCGAGCAGGAGGTCCAGGGCTTTGCCCAGTGGTCAACGCGCACGAACGACACGTTTGAAAGCGCGTGCGGGGTTGCAGAGGATGTGTTTGTCGTTGCCAAACGCACGTTGAACAGCTCGACGGTGTACGCGCTCGAGCTTCTTGCCGACGATGATTCCGTTACGCTTGATTGCTCGCTTGCAGGCACACGTTCGCAGTACGGCACGCCGCTTGTCGATGGGGCAAGCCAGAGCGGCACAACGCTTAACATTGATGGGCTGACATCGACGCCGTCTGCGGGCGACCAGTTCACGATTGCGGGCGTAACCGGCACCTACACTATCGACCGCCTGACCTATACCAGTGGTGATGCAGCACTTGTGTTGACCAGTGCGCTTGCCAGCTCGCCCGCGGACAATGCGGTGATTACCTTTACCACCGGGCATCTGTACACGGGGTTCAGCCATTTGGCGAACGAGACCGTGCATGTGGTTTCCGGCAATCTGTATCTCGGAACGGAGACTGTTTCAGGCTCGGGCACCATAACAATCGACTATACCGGGCTGAGTGCGGTTCGAGCCGGGTTTACCTACACACCGACGTTGGAAACCATGCCGGTCGTGTTCCAGAGCCAGCGTGGCAACCTTAATGGCGTTGTGCGTCGCGTGACGCGCTGTCTTGTCGATATTACGGGTGCGTATGACATCAAGGTCGAGGGCAACCAGCTGGCTGTTCGACAGGTCAATGACGATATGAGCCTGCCGTTGCAGGCACAGGCCGGTCATTACGAGTTTCCGGTTATGGGATATTCGCGCGAGCCCACGATCACCTTGACCCAGACAGACCCATTGCCCCTGCGCGTTCTGGGCATGGGCGTAGAAGTGAGGTCTTACTGATGTGTGGTCCTGCTGCTCCTGCTGCCGGGATGATGGCTCCCAGTGTTGTTGCCGCGCCTGCTGCTGCCGGTGCGCTGTCGGCTGCTGGCCCTGGCATGATGGCCGTAGGAACATCAGCGGCAGTGGCGGGCCCGGGACTGATGGCAACTGCCCCTCTGGCCGCGACTTCCGGACCAATGATGCTGGCTCCGCTTGGCGCTTCGTTTACGTCTGCGGCCCCGATCGCATCGACCTTTGGCTTTGCCGGGATCAAAAGCCTGATCTCGGACGCAGCCGATGTTATGGATATCGTATCGCCGGTTGCGTCTGGCATTACAAACCTCAGAACCGCAAAAACGTTGGCAGAAATGGGCCGGATGCAGGCGGACTCGCAACGCATCACCATGAACCAGCAGATACTTGACCGACGTATGCTCGAGCTTGAGCGCCGTGAAAAGGCCAATGCAGAGCTTGCAAGCATGATTGCGGGGGGACAGCCCGGGCAGTCTCTCGTTGCGCTGACACAAAAGAAACTCGACGATAACGAGAGATCCCGTCAATTCAGCGAGACGGCAGTTGGGGCTATTGGAATTACCGGGCGAACCAGAATTGCAACAACACAAGGCAAAACAAAAACAGCTGTAGATGCCGCTTTGAAAGAAGCGGGTAAAGATCTTGGCCAGGCAACCGGGTTCCTGCGCGAAAGGTTTGCCTGATGGTTTCCGGTTTTTTTTCAGGATTTGTTTCAGGTGCAGCGCCCTCTTTTAGGCGAGCACAGGAAGCAGAGGACGAGCGCAAGCTAAACACTCTCCTGTTGCAGTCCTCGGAGGCCTATATTGCGGAAAAAGATCGGCTGCTGAACCTTGCCGATGACGAGGATTGGGCACCCAATAAAGTGGATCAGCAGCTCGACACGCTGCTCGAGCGCAGTCTGGCCGTTCCCGATCTTGATGACTGGCGCAGGCAACGTCTTACAAATGACCTGAACAACAGAAATCGTGCGGGTAAAAACGGCTACAGAAACAGGTATGAAGGCAAGGTTGACGCTGTAGAGGAAGCGCAATACGCGCTCGAGCTGACGCAAGGCTTTCAGGCTATAGACGCCCGGGCAAGGGGCGGTGGCGCTCCGGCAGACGAGTTCAGCGGTGCAGCGCCGCAACCTTTCAGCATTTCGCCTGCGGATGTCATGACGCAATACGCCGATTATCTGGCGGGTACGCTTGACGAGCTGAACGCAGACCCGAGCCTTGAGGCTCAGGAAAAGGTTTTGAAGCGGCAGCTGACCGCGCAAAAAGCCATCAAAACCATTCATGACGGCTACAAGCGGGACTACAACAAATATCACAATGACCTACGTGATGCGCTCATTGCGCAAACCGTAGAGCAGTCCAGAATCCGTGTTGAGGAAGCGGTCCGTGGTGTTTTTACGCATCTGGGTATGCCGGTAAGCGAGGATGACCCAGCGGCAAAAGCGGCAATGGACCCAGGCTCTATTGTTGCAGCCCTTGATTACGACAACATTCGCCAGCTCGCGGAAACGCGAGGAAAGACCTACTTCGATGTCGTTGACAAAGATGGGCTGCAGGAAGTTCTTGGCTCGCTGTTGGCAGTCAAGTTTTTGCAGACAAAGGGACCTGAAGAGGCTGATACAGATTCTGTTTTCTGGAGATCATGGGTTCGCGAGCTTGAAAACACGCAGAATGACAAACAGTTAAGCGCAGTTTTTTCAGACGTTTTGGGCTCGGAAACAGCCGAGTTTGTAAAAACGAATGCCTCGGAAATTATTAACCAGGCACGCAAGGCAGTAAATGTGCAGCGCCCAACGCGAGCTATTCTGGAGCAGGATCACAGACAACGAGAAACAAACGCTAAGGAGACCACGGACGCCTTGCTCGGAGGAATGCGTGCGGCTTCCTTGTTTGACGAGGAAGCAGCCATATTTCGGCAAACCTTCGATGCTGCGTTTGAGCCAGGTGTTGGCGATGATGGTGATATGCGCTGGCTTGATGTGCTGAACGGGCAAATGGAAGAACTTGCAGCACAAGGCGTGTTTGGTCCGCAAACAGAGTTTGGCGACCAGGCGATTTTTAATGAAAACACCAAAGCAAACGCGACAAAGATTTACGATTACGTTGGCGACAGGGTTCAGCGGACACTGAACGTATTGAACCAGCCGGGCTATGCCACCGAAAACCTGGCAACACTCACAGAACCAGAAGACCGCAATATCATTCTGCGCGATGTCGTTCGACAGGTTGCGCCTGAGTTTAACGATCAAAACAATTATTTTGTGCAGGACGACAAGCTGTCTGACACGGCAGGGAACGCCTTAACCGGGTTTGCCCAGACGCGGGGATTCGTTCCGCCTGCCTATATCGATTTTGTTGAGCGCGAAATCGAGAACTACAGGCAACAGGAGCGCGGGGGTGAGTTCAGGGGAGACACGCAGGAAACTGCGGACAAGGCGCGACTGAACCCCGTGCGAATGCACCTGAACAGCATCTTGAACTCAAAGATTTTTGTGGTGTTGCCGATAAATCAGCGCACGAAACTCAACGATCTTATAGATGCTCTCAACGAGATACGCGACCCTCGCGCTTCCGAAGCGCCTCGTCCTAACAGTGCGAGAGGGGAATGATGGACGACGAGCTCAAGACAAGCATTATCTCGGCAATACGAACCCTCGATGACGATGCCTATCGGGCGTGGTTTGGCACGAAGCCGCCGCGCATGTTTGCGCGACTTGCCTCGCAAGTTGGCTTTGGTTCGCGTGTTCTGGATCTCGAGGAACTGCCAAGCCAGTTTTTTGACGATGTCAGCTTCTACATGGGATCCAACGCTGACACCGACAACATCCTGCAAAGCGTTCGCGCGACATTGAATGAGGGCTGGTACGTCACGGACCTTGCGGATTATGCCGGGGCTGACGGAACGCGCGGCCTGCGTTTTGTCAAAGGTCCGGCAGATGGGGGTATGGGCGACATTGACGACAGTTTCGCCCGGTTCATGTTGTCGCAGCTGGAGGTTCGTGACTTGCCGCTGGACATGATGGGTCCGCAGACAATGACGTTAAACCGCAATCTGCTTGAGCGTAATCCTGCTGATCCAGAGGTTTCGTTTGGTGATGATCCGCCATACCTGTCTCCCCGCACGATCTCGCAGATTATTGACGAGGGAAACTGGCGCGTAGAAGAAACCGGTAACGGCAAGATTAACTTCTACTACCAGGTTGATGGTGTTGAGTTTGCCTATCCATCTTCCCGCCTTGTGCCCAATCCTGACGATCTGCGCCTGTCGGTAATGCACACCCCGCGCGGTCGGGGGATTGAACTGCCCGGCCCTGTTGCTCAAACACGGGAGTTTGGCAAATCCGGTTTTCCTGCGCTTGATGACGGCCATCGAAAGCAAGCGATTGATGATGGCGTTAAAAGATTGATGTCCTTTAACCCGCGCCCCTTGCGCGACACGCCTGAAAACTGGAGGCAAATGGAAGAGGACTTAAAGGGTTTTGTTACCAACCAGTTTGACAGGCAAGAGCTAAACCGCGAGATACAAAACGGAAATCGCGACATATCGTTTTGGCAGTGGGTCAGGGGCAATCTTGCTCTTGCGTCCGGTGTTCCTGGCGTTGGTGATATGGATGCAGCAATGGATGTGTCTGCAGCGGGTCAGCCGGGGCCTCTGACAACACCAGACGATCTGCGACAGGCTGAGTTTCTGCAGCATCAAATAAAGATTATCAACGAAGAGCGCGCGGCTATGGGCTTTGAGCCGACAAGCTTGCCCGAGATCGAGGCGGCACGCCGAGGCGCAGACTGATGGCTTCAGAAACCTTAACTGAAGCCGAGCTTGCCCAGTTTAATCCTGCTTTAGAGCCTCCAACAGAGCCTGAGTCTGCTCAATTTAATCCTTTGCTGCAGCCAAGCGGGTACACGTCATCGGCAACGCCCAAGCGCCCCGGTTTTGAGCCGTCATTTGAGGACACACGCACAGGCCCGGCAGCGTTCAGGCGTGCGTTCCAGCAGGAAAATCTTATTTCACTGCTGGCTGGAGGTGCGGAAGACAATCGCCTTGCTGACTTGTATGCCATTACCGAGGCTGCAGGCAGGAAGATAGATCCCGGCTACAACGTAGAAGAGGACCCCCGGCTTCAAAATCTAGAGCCGGGAGAAATTGCGTTTTTCATACACAGCAACTCTTTTGACCACACCACTGCAATGCTCGCAGAGCGGCGTGCGCAGGATCGTTTGGACAGGCAGGACCGTCAGGACTCCGGTGCAATTATAGCCGGTACAGTTGCGGGCGCTGTTCTAGACCCCTCCCTGCTATTGCTGCCGACAGTGCGTGGTGCCACCAGGCTGCAATCGGTGCGCAATATGTCGGCTTTGCTGGGAACTGAAGAAGCCGTAAAGCAGGCGTTGGATGGCACGCGCCCGGATTCGTATCTTGCTTATGCTCTGGGTGCGGGGACCATTGTTGGCTTGTTGAGCAAGGCGCGCCAGCCGCTACGTACAATTACAGACCAGGAAGTACAGGAGATTGAGTCTCGCGCTGTTGCGCGATTACTCGACGATGAGCAGCAAGTTACCGGGGCTCGCATAGAAGCGGCACAGGCGCGTCGCGCTGGAAGCGTCGGCGCACGCGAAACGCCTACCGGACAGGTTATTTCTGATGTTGATGACATTCGGGCAAACCGCCCGGCACCGGCACCCGGTGGCCTCGAGCGGCTAAACATGAACCCGATCATGGTTTTGCTAAACGAGCAGAACCCAAAACTTGCGGCAATCACGCAGCGTGTTGTGTTGGGGGCCTTGGAGATCCCGTTTTACTTGCGCGGAAATATGCAAAAGACCGCACTTGCAACGCCAGGCGAGAACGCGGAAGGCTTGCTACGCGCAGGGCGCGGTGCCGTGGTTGAGACAACGCAAGTGATCCGCACTAACTACAACGCCTACGTACAGTCTGTAACAGGAAAACAACCGGGACGGTTCAGCGTAGCTTTTGGCAGGCGTCCTGCTGACGGAGTTTTGACTTATCGCGAGTTTGGCCGGGAAATCAGCCGTGCCCTGCTCGATGAGGGCAGGCACGCAATTCCCCAGGTTGCAGCAGCTGCGCAGCGCACACGGCGTTTTTACGATGACATTTGGGAAAACGGGCAGAAATCTGGTGTCTGGGAGGGCGTCGCTATCAGTGAGCTGCGTGCGATCGATGAAGCCATATCGCGCCTTGCTGCAATTACTAAAAGAGGCCGCAAGCTCAGCCCTGAGCAAACCAAGCGAATGGCAGGACTGCGCAACAGTAAGGCGCAAAAGGAAGCGCAGCTCGAGCGCATCCGTACTGGCAACGCAGGCGGTAAACGTAAAAATTACCTGAATGTTGTCTATCGTCGGGACTACTGGCGACAAAACAAGGAACGCCTGATTGGCGTGATTATGCGCGAAGGTGGCCATGAGCGTCAGGTTGCCGAGGAAATCTTTGACCAGATAACCCGTAGCGTTCCGTATCGCGGCAATCCGTTTATGCGGGTTGCCCAGCAACGCACGCTGAACATTGATCCTGTCAAGTTTATGGACGACGCCGCTGGCGATGCGATTGAGACAGATATTTTTACGCTGATGCGGATGTACCAGCGTTCAACAGACGCTGACATCGGCCTTTACAAGAACTTTGGCTCGCTCGACCTGGCTGACGAGATACAGGCTGTTCGAGACGTTTTCAAAACCATGCCTGTAAACGCGGCAAACCAGCGCAAGATGGAGGCGATGATCCAGCGTATCGAAGCGGTACGCGATCTTGTTCGTGGCACGTATGGCCTGCCTGCAGATCCCGCAAACGTGACATCTCGCGCAATACGTATGTCGAAGAACTATGCGGCATTGACCCTGCTGACAGGCCCGCTTGCAGCAGCCCCTGATGTTGCACGTTCAATGATGGTCAACGGCATAAGCAATACGTTCCGCTCAGCACTTGAACCTCTCTTCAATAACGTTGGCCAGTTCAAGGCCAGCAAACGAACCCTGAACGCTGTTGGCGAAGCAGCTGACATGATCCTGGCGTCACAAGCGGCGCGCGTGACAGACCTTGGCGATTATGTGGGCGTGTTTACCGGCTTCGAGCGCAAGCTCGAGCGCGGCACAAACTTCTATTTCAATTACATCAATGGAATGAATTTGTGGACGGACACCATGAAGACCTTGAATGGCATGGTGAGTCAGACGCAGTTGCTGCGTGGCATCGAGGAGATAGCCACAAAGGGCAAAACAAGTAAGAAAATAACAGCGCGGCTTGCCAAGCTGGGCATCGATGCGCCGATGGCCAATCGCATTCATGCGCAAAACGCCAGCTGGGAGCGCACCAAGCACAACATTATCGCGCACACGGATGAATGGTCCGATGATGTCGCACGTGAAACATTTGAACGTGCAATAGGCACTGACGCCCGGTTCACAATTATTACGCCGGGGCTCGGTGATGCGCCGCTGTTTGCAACGGACATTCGGGCAATCAAGGGAATGCCGGATTGGGTATCGCCTGAAATCGGTAGCCTGTTATTCCAGTTCAAGAAGTTTGGCCTGAGTGCCCACCAGAAGGTGTTGCTGGCAGGCTTGCAGGGCGAGAAACGTGATGCGGTTATGGGTATGGTCGCAATGGTCGGGCTTGGCGCAGTGGTTGATTATGTGCGCTCAACACAGACGAATGCGCCGGGATACAACACCCGCAACTTTACGCAGAAGCTGTACGGCGCTGTTGAGCGAGCGGGCATTGTTGCTCCGTTTCTTGATGTCTCGAACCACACAGAAGCTTTAACCCACGCGATGCTGGGAGCTCCGGTCGGAGTTAAGCCTGTGCTCGGGATCCAGCAGCGTTATGACCCGACAATGCGGCAGATCATCGGCAACGCCGTCGGGCCAGCTGCCGTAAACTATGTAAACCTTCTGGATTTTCTCACGACCAGCAGTGACATGGTGGAAGCGCGACGCCTACGAGAGCTGGCTTTTGCCAACCGTCTCGCGCACCTCGACTGGTTTTGGGACGACGTAGAGCGCGGGTTGCGCTAATGTGCGTTGCGACGTTTAGGCGTCGTGCGTTCATTGCAGTATGACTATCTCTGACACTACACCGCGCGTGCAATACACCGTGGGCAGCGGTGGGCAAACTGCGTTCACTGTTAGCTTTCAGTTCTTTGCCGTCACTGATCTTGCCGTTTACAACGGCACCACCAAACTGACCTACGCGGCGTCGCCGTCCGGTGCAACTCAGTATTCTGTTGCCGGTGCAGGGGCTTCTTCCGGTGGCACTGTGACGCTTGGCGCTGCTGTTGCCAGCACGACGGTAACCATTGTGCGCGACGTGCCTGTTGCACGTTCTACGGATTTCCCGCCCAGCGGACCTTTCCAGATCGGCTCATTGAACGACGAGCTCGACAAGTTTACGGCAATGATCAAGGAGCGCGAGGACGATATTGGTCGTTCGGTTGCAGCTCCTGACACCGATCCAACGTCGATTGATATGACCTTGCCGGTCAAGGCGGACCGTCTTGGCAAGTTGCTGGGCTTTGATTCCAGCACCGGCAATCCTGAAGCAACCACTGGTCGCATTTTGAGCGTGTCTGCGTCTGATGTTGCGGCGGGTGGTTCGGCAACCGTTTCGTATAATGATGCGACGGGCGCGCTGGCCCTTGGAATACCAACAGGAGCCACAGGCGCAACGGGCGCTGGCATCGATGTGCTTACGACGCGCGGCGACATTGTTGTGCGCAACGCCTCGAACGCAACCGCACGGCTTGCAGCTGGTTCAGCAAATACGGTTCTGAAAAGTGATGGGTCTGACGTTGCCTACGGTCAGGTAGCAACTGCCATGATCGCGGATGACGCGGTTAGCCTTGCCAAGATGGCAAGCGGCACGGACGGCAACCTCATCAGCTACGATACAAGTGGAAATCCGGTAGCAGTGGCCACGGGATCGTCGGGCCAGGTGTTGACCTCAAACGGGGCTGGCGCTGCGCCAACGTTCCAGACCGCGTCTGGCGGTGGTGGCAAAGTCCTACAGGTCGTAACGGCGGCTACCTCTACAGAGGCAACCACGACATCGGGCACCTACGCTGACACGAATTTGACGGCGGACATTACCCCGGCTAACACCGCCAACAAGATTCTCGTTCTGGTGTCGCAATCAATAAGCAGCACAGGCGGACGCGCTGGCGGTGCGCTGCGAATTGTTCGGGGTAGCACTGAGATCGAGGAATACAACCAGATCAGCAATGCCGAGAACCAGATGTCTCAGCATTTCATACAACACCTCGACAGCCCCAGCAGCACCTCGTCAACGACCTATCACACCGAGTTCAAGCGTATCGACCAAAGCGGCACGATTGCTGCCCAACGTAATGACAGTTCGGGGAACGCCACCTCAACCATCACTCTCATAGAGCTGGATTATTCCTAATGGCCAGACGATCTGAAGCACTTGCCAGCCTTGCTCCCGATGCGGAGTGGAGTATTTCTGCCAACGGTTTGCGTTGGGATAGCCCGGATATACCGCAGCCGTCAGATGCAGAAATAGAAGCAGAAATGGTGAGGCTTGACTCTGCTTATGCAGCAAACGAGTACGCCCGTAACCGAGCAGCTGCCTACCCGGCTATCGCAGACCAGCTGGACATGCAGTATTGGGACCAGATCAACGGCACGACGATCTGGGCAGACACGATAGCTGCGGTAAAGGCCGCACACCCCAAACCGTGATGTTCCGCGCCTTGGCTATAAGCGCCTTGATCGCATTCGCTACGCCTGCTGCTGCAGTTCAGCTGGCTTGCGTTGATCATGAGGAGCAGATGGTCGAGGCGAGCGCGGCGTACGGCGAGACGCTGCAGTGGATGGGAGCAAATCAATACAAGCAGCCGTTCTGGTTTTTTGCCTCTCATGCAAAGCAAACCTGGACGGTTTGGTTCAGGCTGCCCGACCAAAGAATTTGCACGGGCCCGGGATACGTCGGGGAGATTCATAATCTCGGTGGTCAGCCAGCATGAACGTCGAAATCAAAACAGGTATCGATATGGCAGCAGTTCTCGGAGGCTTTGGCAGCTGGTTAGCACTCCTGCCCGATGTTGCTGCTCTTTTATCTGTTATCTGGCTGGCCCTACGGATCTGGGAAGCTGAAACAGTAAAGCGATGGACTAACAGAAGCGGGTCCAGTTAACCCGTGTTGGGACTGCTCGGAGCGGTACTGCCTGGCGTTCTCGAGGTCGCGGGTCGTTTTTTACCCGAAGACAAAGAGCGCAGAGCACAAGCCGAGCGTGAGATCGAGGCACAGCTTGCCAAGCACCTTGCCTCTGTCGATCTTGCACAGATTGCGGTCAATCGTGAGGAAGCTCGAGGAAACTGGTTTCAGTCAGGTTGGAGGCCGGCGACCGGGTGGATAGCCGCCCTGTCTTTTGGCTGGGTTTATTTCCTGCAGCCAATCGTCTCGTTCGTGCTCGCGCAACTCGGGTTGCTCGTTGAGCTCCCGACCCTCGACATGAGCCAGATGATGCCAATCCTGATGGGCCTTCTTGGGCTGGCCGGATATCGAAGTTTTGAGAAGTCCAAAGGCATCAACAAATGACGACGGTTTATGACATTGAATCGATTGCTGGCGTGCTGACCGAAGAGGAAGGTTATCGACGTTTTAGCTACGAAGATCACCTTGGATATACGACGGTAGGAGTCGGACGCTGTATTGAGAGGGGTGTCGGCTATGGCATTGATGAAGAAGAGGCTCAGTACCTCTTAAAACGCGATATAGAGCGCATCTGTGTGTCGTGCTCCGAGAGGTTTTCTTCCTTCTGGGGAGATCTCAGTCCCAACATTCGCGAGACAATTATCTTGCTGGTTTTTCAGCTCGGTTTGTCTGGTTATTGCCTGTTCAAAAATCACTTGGCAGCAGTGCGTGGCGGCGATTGGGCAGCTGCAGCGCATCATCTCCTTGATAGCAAGTTTGCGAAGCAAACCCCGGCACGCGCAGAACGAATGGCGGACCGAATACGGCGAGGCTAAATGGCACTTGCAACAGTAGATAAGGACAGTTTTCTCGCTCTTATCGAGAAGCACGGTGTGCATGGCACCGCGAAAAAACTCGGCATAAATGTGCGATCTGTGTACTCGCGGCGTGCGCGGATCGAGGCCGAGCTGGGCTTTCCCATTATGCGGCAGCAGAAAGTCGCAGGGCATGAAGATCGTATAAGCGAACGACTGGCGACATCGTTGGCAAACGGCACGATCGTAGTTGGCAGCGATGCGCATTACTGGCCAGGAAAACCCACGACTGCACACCGCGCTTTCGTCAAACTGATAAAGACTCTCAAGCCATCAATCATTGTCTATAACGGCGACATTCTCGACGGGGCTTCTATCTCACGACATCCGCGCATTGGCTGGGAGGAACGTCCGTCTCTCGTGGATGAGCTCGAGGCTTGCAAGGATCGTTTGCAGGAGGTGCGCGAAGCGGCACCAAAACAAACGCAACTCTGTCACACAATCGGAAACCACGATCTGCGCTTTAATTCGCGTCTTGCCAACGTCGTGCCCGAGTTTGCGCAAGTACACGGCACGCGCCTCGAAGATCACTTCCCGCACTGGGAAACGTGTTGGTCCGTTTGGGTCAACAACGACATCGTGATCAAGCACCGCTTCAAGGGGGGCGTACACGCGACTCATACAAACGCGATGACGGCAGGCAAAACTATGGTGACGGGCCATCTGCACTCGCTGAAGGTAACGCCCTACAGCGACTACACGGGCATTCGTTGGGGTGTTGATACCGGAACGCTTGCGGATCCCTACGGCCCGCAATTCTCGTATTACACGGAGGATGGGCCTGTTAACTGGCGTTCGGGTTTTGTGGTCTTGACGCTCAAGGACAGTGAGCTGTTGTGGCCTGAAACCGTCTCGGTCTTGCGCGACGGCGTTGTTTGCTTTCGCGGCGAGCTGATCGATGTATAGGGACGAGGCGCTTGAGAGGGCCGCGGAGCTGGTCACGAAACAACGTGAGACACAGCACGGGCCTGCCGCGCGGAACGCAGAAATAATAGCTTTGCTCTGGTCGGCCTACACCGGACAAAAAATAAGAGAGCACGACGTATGGGCCATGCTCTCTTTAATGAAGGTGGGACGTATCGTTTCGGGTGACGCAAAGAACGACGACCACTGGGTAGATGCTATCGGCTACCTGGCTCTTGGCGTCGAGCAATGCACGGAAACAGACTAGGCGTTACCTTCGATAAATAAGTTGCTTGGCGTGAACACATATTTGCCCCGCGCGCATTCCGGTCTATCCTGCGGGCATGAAAGCTGTGACCGTCGCCATTATCGCTATCGGACTTTGCTTTGCTGCTATTTGCTTTGCTGCTATCTGGTGGAGTCCTTGTTTCCTCTGCCCAGACCAGCTCTCGAAGGTTGATGGCGTTAGGGTTTTGGTCCGTGCGGATGTGAGGGACGGCTGTCTTAACAACCCAGATGCGCTAAAAACCGAAGCTGAGTTGGCACTGCGTCGATCTGGGATCAAGTTTGTGGATTACGACGCTAGCCATAGTTTGCATATGAACGTGATGGGCTATGAGACAACTGATGGCTGCGTAGCTACTATTGCTATGAGGGTTTACAGATACGAATGGCTGGCCGACCTCACTTTTGGATCTGTCGTAGCGTGGTATAAGCTGAGTATACTTTCAGGTCCGAAGGCTAGCTTTGCGCAGCAGCTTAGTGAGAGAGTTGACGAGATGGTTACCGCGCTCGGCAACGAAAAAGAAATTCCTAACTGGGTGCCATTTTCGATTAGCAGAACTGGCTAGTAGCCCCGGTTATCATCCATCGCAATTGTTCGTGGCCTTTTTGCTGACGTACCCTCCTACGTCCTTGCAGAGCACTTGATAGATATTTGTCATTCCGGTAGTTCAATCCATGCATCGCCAAACTCGACCTCTGCCTTGATCACGGCGTCGGCTTTCGCGCGTTCGACAGTCTCTTCATCGAACTTTGCGGCCAGCTCTTCAGCGTAATCTATTGCCCACTTCGCGTCCTCTTCCTTGCCTTCGGGCGCTGTTATTGCCAGAGCCAGGCACATCACCAACGTTTCGTATTCATTTTTAGGTTCTGCCCCGTACTCAAGTATTTTGCTTTTGGTGTTCATCATTGGCCTCCGTTTTCGCGTGGCACCCAATGAATTATGTAGATCATCAGTGCTGTTGCAAAGACGTTGGTGTTTGATTTGCTTGAATCGCAGTCCACACAGCTCCGTAATTCAACTTAAAATTTTCGTCTGTTGCGAGCAATTCGTTAGCGCGTTTGCAAGCGTGCAGAGCGGTTGTGTGATCCCGGTAGTTAATTGCAAGTGCAACTTCCAGGGCCGTGTAAAGCAATCGTTTATGGGCAATATGACAAAAGGCAAAACGCGGCGTTGCTATTTCTGGTTTGCGGCTATCACTGTACAGCTGATCGATTGTTACACACCATTGCACGGCAACAGCGGTTCTTAACCCGTCGAGCAAGTTTTTCGATTTACGTAACTCCGCAGGAATCTTGGGGGCAGAACCTAAAATCGATAGAGGAACGTTAGTTTTGTTTTGCGCCTGCAAAGCAAATTCAAGGCGTTGTCTTTCTTTAGCAATTTTATTGGCTAACTTTTCGCCACGGTTTATGGCGTCCGAGAGAAGATCGATTGTTTCTCTCAGACGCCGTATTTCCACAGCCAGGTTGCTTGGGTCATTCATAATTACGCTGCCTCTGCCTCAATGACCGGCTCGTACTTGCGCCACGCAGTCGAGCTCTCGAGCAACGACACGACATTCTGTCGATCGATCGAGGTGCGAACATTGGGCTGCTCGTAATGCGTTGCCCAGCTGGTCAACACATCATCGAGGGTAGACAGGAACGGGCCTTCAGGCGTCTGCACAAATTCCTGGTAGATGTGGTCGCGCACTGACTTGCTGACCTTCATGTTTCTGAGAAGATTGTAAGCTTGGTCGGCTTCGAGGTGGATGTTGTGCCAGTAAACGCGGCGCTCCATCTCTCCCTCGTAGTCAACAATGGCACCAAGCAGTGTGTCGATGATCTCGGGGATGCGTTCGCCAATGTTGGTCGTGTGTCTTGCGCGGATGTGCGAGTACTCGCCACCGCTGTAAGGAATGATCGCCTGGTTAGCGCAGACAAACTTGTACAGACCGCCACGGATCGTGAACGCGCAGGACCCGTCGTAGCTGTCAAACATGATGACGCGCAGGGAGATTGCCCTGTCGCCTTCGAGGCGCGTGTAGGCAGGCAGGATTGCCTGATAAAACAGCCGACCGCCGTTGGGGGTTATGTCCATCGTTACTTGCATGTCGGTCGTGTCGACGTTGTTCGAGCGCATTGCTTCCTGCACAGCTGCGACAGATTCCTCGTAAGGTACAAGCGCATAGCGCGAGGAGTGGATCTCGATAGTCTGGTCGGTATCCCGGTTGAACACGCGCTGCCAGTAACGGCCATCGCTATCGTTGCGGAAGATGTTCTCGCAACCGACCTCGAAGAACTGTGGTTCGTGATGGTTGGCAGGCACAAAGCCGTGCTGAGCGATTTTTTCGGCGTAGGGAAGATTGTCAAAAGGCATTCGAGACTCCTTGGTTGGGGCATAACGAGAACGCATAGCTGCTATGCGCGCTAGTGTGCCGGATTTTGTGCGGAAACTTGTGCAGGATACGCAGCAACGTTCTCCGTATGCCCCCAAATTTCCTGCAAAAACGCAGTTCTTGGAACGTGCCAAAACGAAAATACGTAATGATTTGAGGGAGTTGGTTGGCGCGCCCGGGAAGATTCGAACTCCCAACCTCCTGATCCGTAGTCAGTGTATTATCCCTTTCTTTTCCGTTTCTTTTCAGATGGTTGCATAGTCTGCGTCGGATTAGTGTGACGGATAATGTGCGAAATCGCCTCTGTGCGCTCACGTTTTCGCTCGGGCGTTGTGTGCGTATATTTCTGTGTTGTGGCGACTGATGTGTGCCCCAGCTGCTCTTTTGCATCGATCAGGTCGAAGCCTTGCTCGAGCAGCCAGGTTGCACAGGTATGCCGCAGATCATGAAAGGTGCAGTGTTCAAGTCCGGCGCGTTTTCTGGCGTTGTTAAATGCTGTTTTGTAGTCTTTGAACGGTCGGTACTGCCGCGTTACAGGATCTCGATACAAAAACAGGTGGCGATACTCGTTTGTGCGTGTCCGGTTCCTTGCACACAAGTCGAGCAGATAGGCACGCAGGCTTTGTCCAATTCCAATTTTAAGTTCCCTGCCCCCGGGCTGTTCGCTTTTTACATACACCGTGATCTCGTCTCTCTCGAAATCAATCTGGTCTTCTGTAAGTGACAACAGGTTGCCTTTTCGCAGCCCTGTCTGCACAGCAACAATCACGATCGGAACCAGATGCTCGGGCAGTTCAGCAATCAGTCTGTTGTATTCAGCTTCTGTATAGAAATTCGTGCGTACCGCGACACCCGGATAGAGATGATCTTTCCAAGTATCTTTTGTAACTGCGCCGACGCGAAAGCCCTGCGCTCGCGTGTAGTTGATGGCGTGACGCAAGACGCGCAGATAAGCGTTAACCGTGCCAGGCGTTATCTCGTCATTAACCACACGACGTTTTAACGAGAGTACGAGTTGATTGAGATTTGCCTTCTCAAGCTGGTGCATGTGGGTCAGCTTCAAGCGGGTGGCGATAGCCTGCATTGCGCTCAGCTGCTGTATCGGCGTCTTGTATGATTTCTTGAAAGCATAATGATCGGTAACAAGCGCGCTGAAGGCAGCATCGATTGTTATTGCCGGAACTTCGCCCAGCAATTCTGTCTGCCGCCAATCAGCCTGCAGCCTTATGGCGTAGCGTTCTGCTTCTTGCTTGTCAGATGTACGACAGCTTCCGCGAAGCTCTTTTGAGGAGCCTGGCGGCGTCCAACGCCACCACCAGTAAGGTGATCTGTCACGTTTGTAGAGGTGCAAAGGCGAGCCCTCCCTTTTACGAAGTTCTCGATCTGCTCGGCAGTAAAGCGCATTATTCGATGCTTGTCTGTGCCGAGGTTGACAAAGGCTAAATCACCTTTGTCGACCCAGCCGCGTACAGTCTCGTTGGTCACATCGAAGTGGTCAGCGACCTCGTTCATCGTGATCAGCTGCGTCAATCCCATGAGACCGCCTCAGCAGGAGCAGTTGCAACGTCAGCGCCGTTCTGTGGAGCAGCTGCGCGAGCGGCAGGCTTTGGCATTGTCTTGAAGGTGCCCCATGTGTCGACCTCGATGCTGACACCGGTCTTATCGACACCGTTCTTGTCCTGGTACTTGTCCACCTTCAGGCGGCCCTGCGCATAGGCAATGTCGCCTTTCGAGATGTCGCGCTTGCCAAGCAGCTCAACGAGGCCAGCTGCCCAGATGTTGACCTTGTGCCAGGTCGTATCTTCCGAGTAGCTGCCGTCCTGTTGCTTGCGACGTAGGTTGGTGGCAACGGACGCGACTGCAAAGGTCTTGCCGTTGCTGGTGGATTTGAACTCGATGTCGGATCCGAGGCGTCCACAAATTGTAATCTGGTTGATATCCATTAGAAGAGACTCCTTAAGCTGCTTCGATGAGAGAAGGGGTGATGTAGTCAATGAGACGAAGCGCAGCTGCTTTCAGAACAGCGTGCGTTTTCATCAGGGGAATGTAATCAGCCTGCAGCGATATGAACTCTGCGCTGCTGGCCTTGCGATCGAGCAAGTCGAAAGCCTGTCGGGCGAAATCGACAAAGACCTTGCGCTGCTCTTCAGGTGCAGACTTGACGGCTTCGAACTCATCGCCGCCGATTTCCTCAATGCACCGTGTAAGTGCGTTTGCGCTTGGTTTATTGGCAGGCTTGACGGCCTTGAGGTTTTCCATCTGCTCGATCTTGGCGACCTTGCCCTTGTGGATCTCAAGCTCGTTGAGAGATGCGTACTCGGAACCCGCTAACCCAAGGCAGGCAAGCGCACGACCAATGGCGCTGGTCTCGCAGTTTTCCAAAGCACTGCCTTTGTTGACCATGCCGGTGCCGCGGACTTCTTCGGCAAGACCGCTGGCAATAACATTGTTGAGCTTGTCGGTAATGACAGCGCGAACGCGGACATATTTGTCGTCGGCATATTCGATGGAGGTTTCGATGCCGTAGTCGAGAGCGTAGTTCTCGCGGAACAGTGCGACGCGATGCTTAACCTCGAGGTACTTCTTGCCGCCGCGTTGCGCGACGCCGAACTTCTCGACCATCTTCTCAGCGCGAGACATAACGTCTGCGTGATTAACCTCACTCATATGGGACTCCTCTTTTTTTGGTTAGCTCGATTGTTTGGTTCCACACCCGACGCGGTAGCTTGCTGCGCTGACTGTTTGGTTTGCTGGCACGCCGAATGTGAACGTGCTTCCACCCGACATCGGCGATGACCTCCTGAAGGCCGCAGCCAATGCGTCGGTACGCGCTGCATTCGTCGAAGAGGTAGACCCAGCGTGTTTCGCTAGCCACGGACTAGCCCTCCGCAATGTAGCTAAGCTGTTCTTCAAGGTTTTCGCCGAGGTATTCGACAGCCTCCACATACGGTAGTTCAATCGATGCGTTGCCCGGCGTGAGCACATATTTCTGATTATCGTTAGAATGAAGTTCGTAGATTTTTTGGCGCTTCTTCCCGTGTGTCGTATCTCTGGTCAGATACACTTCGACTGTCGTTGGCATGGCGGACTCCTAGATCAGTGAGAGTTGATGACCGCGCTGGTAGTTGCAGTGAACGTGAACGATGGCGTTGCGACCGGAGGGCGTTTTGCGCTTGCTGTTGGTGGCAACGATGATGCCTGCGGCAGATAGTTCCGATCGCCTGGTGCGATAGGTGCTGCCGTAATCGTTGAAGTGACCTTCGAGCTCCTTGTCAGTGAAGCCGTGTGTGCCGCGTTCGAGGGCATACTGGTGGACCTGTTCTCGAACGCGAGCCACGTGGTCGCTGGACAGGCTGTCAGCCGCTTCCCAGCTCGTTAATGGATCTGTTGCGCGTGCGTAGCTCATGCTGCACTCTTTCGTTCAACGGCGGTCGTCTCGGCAAAGTCGCAGTTGGCGCAGGAAACATTGTCGTATGACGCCAAGACCTCATCGTTTTCGTCGACATAAGCGTCGAACCAGAGGTCACCGCTGCCGCATTCAGAGCAGATGTATTTTGTGTCGGTCATTCGGCTGCCTCCACTGCTGTCGGTCGGTCATCGATGCGAACCGTCAAACGATTGTTGCTGGAACGCTTGACGGTAATGCCGTGGCCGCACGCTTCGCGTGCGTCCTTGGGGACGATCTTGCGAAGGTTTGCCGCTGCATGGTCGAAGCGGTTTTTGAATGGTTTCATGGCAAGCCACTCGGCTGCCTCGCTGCCCCATTCGTTGTCGCCGGTCATGTCGACGACGCGCATGTGGTCGAGGACGATCTCGTCGGGCTCGACCTTGAGCGAACGTTCGGAGGGAGGCGTGTCGCTTTCCAGGCAGTCCTGAAAGTGGTGCATCGAGTCGATGAGCGCGTCGAGATAATCGTCGTCGCGAGCGACTGTCTGACGCGCATACTCGTTGCCGCGAATGATCGACAGGTAAATCTCGTCTGCGTCTGCCATCCACGTGTAGAACTGGAGCTGCGCGAAGTAGTACCCAGCGACGTCGCGGTTAAATGCGTTGGTATGCTTGCACTCAACAGGGGTGCGCGACCCGGCAATGCGACCGTCGAGGTGAGCGACGAAGTAGTCGAACTCGGGGTGATGAATGGCGACGTCGCGTTCGACTTCAAGGCCGCTCTGTTGCTCGAACCAAGAGAGGTTGAAGCTTTCGGTGTAGACGCCGAGCTGAACCCGGAAAACGTCGTCGAGATTGTCGGGCTCTTTGCGCTCCGTCATTTCTTCCCACAGGCCGTAGGCGTCGCCGTTTGCAATGCGGTTAGCCGCTGATCCGCCGAGGTGCTTACGCGCCATGAAATCTCTCCTCATATAGGTCGAGAGCTTCGGTATATGCGGCAACAGCAGCCTCGCTGCCGTGCACCTCGCTAGCGATGAACTGGACCAGGCTGCGTGCGAGCTTAAGAAGTTGCTCGCCGTTGATTGCGTTGTTGATGACCTCGACCTGGGCGTCGATGTCGCCATCGTCAGCGTCAGGGGTGCGAGCAACGACGACATCTGAAGCGCGTTCGATCTCGCGCACCAGGTCATTGAGGGCGGTAAATTGATCGTGCATTATTGCAACTCCTTGGCTTGATTATAGCATATTGACTGCAGTAATGCAGTGTCTAAGGCAAAAAAAATCAGGTATTTCTGCGTAAACGCATGTTTTTTAGTGCCTCGATGGCACGACGAGATTCCTCAAGCTGCGCTTTGGAGGGCTCCTTCTCGTCCCGCACCGCTCTCCAGCGAGGGTTGGTTGCCAGCCGGGCTTTCGTCACTGCCGAGGAGAGTGCCGCTGTCATATGCGATTTTGATTGCATGATTGGCCTCGAGAATCTTGGTTGAAAGGAGAGCTTCGAGCTCGTTCAAAAATTTGTTGGTTGGATCGACATGCAGGCCCAGCTGCACCTGGTCGTCACATTTGCCGAGTAAGGTTCTGACCTGGCCTAAACTTTGAGCTAACTGCTGAAAGCCGATAATTGTTGTCATTTCACTATCTCCACTTCGATATCGTAGGTTGCTTCGACGAGTTTCTTTTTAAGCTTGAACAGCGCGGTGACTACGCCTTTGACGTCCTGGATTCTGAAGCGTCCCTGAAGCTCATCGTAAAAAATAAAGTCAGGTTCGTACCGGCAAATGCGCTGGTTGTTGATGGTGATTGTAAAATCCCTGGGATGAACCCGTAGCTGTGAGATCTCGCCAGCCGCTTCGAGCATCTTAAGCTCCTGGTAGTGCGCGCACTCTCGCTTGGAATCGAACTTGATTCCGTCGTACTCGACGCGGACATTGCGGAACTTTGCTTTGCCCTTGCGCTTGAGAATTTTCGGGGCAGGCAGATCAGTGGTCATCGAATTGTGAGCTCCACGTCTAGCGCGTCAGCCCAGCAGCCGAGCAGGAATGCCCGAGGGCGTCGCTCATGCAGTTCCCACTTGCCGCATTGGCCGCGTGTAACGCCTATTTTCTCGTCGACATCGACCTGGCTTAGCCCAAGCTCCTCTCGACGACGACGCAACGCTTGCACCAGCGAGTGATATGCGTCGCTGCCGCAACTCATGTCCGCTCGAGGTATTCGAGGATGGCCTCGATGCTCGACGAGCGAGGCTGAAACAATTTTTTTTCCCATCGCCAGACTGTCGTGTCAGCGATGCCGATTTCGCGGGCAACCCGCTGAACGGTAGTGTTTTTCGCGGCGCAGCGATCCTGCAAAAAATCAATCATGCAGACACGATACTGCATTATTGCAGTTTGCCAAGCAGAAAGTGATTGCACTAATGCAGGATTTTGTGCTCAAAGATCACAGTCTATTTGGGACCACAGATCACGGAGCAGGGATGCAAAATCGCGAGCAGCTCATGAAAAGTCGCCAGCTTGCGCGTGAGGCGAATGAGCAGAGTTTAATTGTGCGCTACATTCAGTTCACGCTTGCGCAGCAGCAGTACGCGCGAATGCGTGAAGCGGAAGCACGCACTGATATGCAGGAAAACAATGATGCCGCGCCCGTCACCTGGTGGTTTGAGACCGAGGGCAGAAAGTTCATCTGCTTTTATCTCTGGCTTGCACAGTTCGAGGGGCGCGAAATCAATGTCTCTGAGATGGCGTATCACCTCGCGAAGTCGAGAGAGTTCTGTTCGCGCACGCTTACGGAAGCTCGTCGACTTAACATTCTTTGGGACGATAACACGCTGCCCGAGGAGCTTAACGACTCGATCAAAATGCGGGTGCTGGAATTTGTGCGAAGCAAGCCGTCGCTTGCATTCGTAAGGACTTCGATGGTGCAGACGATGATGAAATCCGCACTTGTGTTCGATTCTGATATGGGTCGCGAGTTAATCAAG